GTTTGTCGATTATGGCAATGTCAGACTCAAGAATATCTCCAACCATATCGCCATTTGAATCATGTGAACTTGTTGATTCATTTGTGAGCCGAAATGGTTTAATAGTTCCTCCACTCAAATCGACATTGTGAGCCCTTTGCGCTGCCGAATCAGGCAGGTTATAAGGATCCAGTCGAGGAACAATGCCTCCAAAATCTTTGAGATCAAGTTTCATTTACGTGATTGCAACAAGATTATAGATAACAAATCGTGCAGATTCACGAATTGGGATGGTTCCGGTAGTAATCGCAACCATTGCTTCGATTGTCAGAACACGCCATTCATATTCATGCTCCTGATTGGTCAACGCAAGATCATCCCCTGAAAGAATAATGGTTTGTTCTGCGGTCGGATAGGATATTGAAACATCCTCCCGTTCATTAATTACAGCACCATCCGTATCGGTAAGCGTCCACGTCATGCTACTGATAGTAGGAGCGGTTCCGTCCTCCTTGGTGAACGTAAACTTTATTCCAACACTGGATTCTTCAGTAGCCTTCCCTGATAAAATGATCATAGATGCTTGAGTTATGTGTTTCGAATGTATTGATTTCGATGATTCTCAATCATAGTCTTATTGTTTGCATCGTCAGAATCAGTTTCGAAAATACGAGCAGCAATAAAGTGAGCCAATGGCTCCAAATATGAATCTGAAATTGTAAGAACGCTTGTAGTATATGTAGAAATCGTGAGTGCTGTAAATGTGTTTCTAGTTCCATCTGAGGACAACAATAGTCCTGGCCTGCGATAAAATAGATCACGGATTCCATCATTAAGATAGTTTACCATATCCGAGATCTTGTAACGCTTCATCGCGATGGAAGTGTCAACATCGCCGACCATATCCCAAGCTCGATTAATGATTTCACTACCTGTCATGAATTAAAACTCCCTCATTTGTATTCCAGTATCACCTGACTGGCGTTGTGAAAATACCTCATGTTTTGCCTCATTAATTCCAGTGTAAAAATAGTGTCGTTCAATCGTAGCACCATTCTGATCATACCAAGCATTCGGACGAGACAAACTTCCTTGATTCGACTTTTGCCTAAAGATTGCTCCGTGTGCAATAACCATGCCCCACTTATCAGAAAGCGCAGAGGGCACTTTGGTGTGCTTTGGAATGTAAACCATCTCAACTTCAATTGTTTTTCCTGCGTCGATCGAGGTTTCGAGAGTAAGCACTCCCGCATTGCTGAAAGACCATTCATTTTCCTCAATTGATAAGCCATCCACGGAAACACTGACTACACGATGAAAATCCGCATACGAATACGGGTTTACCAACGTATAATCAGTCTGATCAGCAACAGCAGTTACTTCGATTGTGCTGCACCAAATCTCAGTCTCTTTGTAGAACTCACGAGTAGCATCTCGAATGGACTGATAAATAAGAGCTTCAGGGCATCCTTGCAGGTTCTCCAAGCAGTAGTCCCTGACGAACAGTTGCGGATCGGCAAACTGACGCCTTGATCTAGCCTCACGCATCGCTTCTACAAGGCCCCTGTCATATCTTGCTTGCATGACCTTGGCCCCTTCGGCATCTGCCCATTCTGATGTGCTACGCGACTTCTGTGAGACAATTGCTCCATTTGCAATGATCATGCCCCACTTATCAACCATCCATCCTGGGATATCAAATGAAGTCGAAATTGGCACATAAATAACGCGCACGTAAATGGTATCAATCGAAGTCGGCGCTGTTTCGAAAGTGATTGTGTTATTTGACCGATCAAACTCCCATTCGCTTTCATCATAAATGTCTTCATCTGTTCTGACAGACACGATACGAGAAACAATAGCCCCGCTAGCCAGAGTTAACGTGTAAGCAGCTTGGCCCACAACAGTCGTAACCTCAATCTCCTCCTGCCAGATTTCTGTCGATTGAACAAATTCGCGACACGTATCAAGAAGCGACTGGTAGATAAATTGCTCAGGGCAACGCTGGAGATTTGACGAACAATAATCCTGAAGGTACGCAAAAGTTGATGCTGGAGGAAGTTTTGACATTACGTCAAGCCTTGCTTCTTGGACAAAAGCGTCAAATTTCCCCTTTTCAGTAGTTGCCCCTTCTATATCAGCCCAAGGATGTGGATCTGTTTTTGAACCTACATCTGACTTGAGCAAAAATGCTGCACCATGTGCGATGGCCTCACCCCAAACATCAATGATCCAGTCTGGCAATTCTGAATGCACCGTAACTGGAACTAAAACAACAAAAGCCGTTCCTGACACGCTACCGAGAGGAGCACTGCTGAATGTAAGTGTAGTTGGTCGAGCAAAGGTCCATCCCTTTAACTCTGTCCCTACTTGTACTGACACAACACGCCGAATAAAAGCAAGGGATGAATACGAATTAGTTAACGTGTAACTAGTTTGCCCAGTTACAGTTGTAAAAGAAATGTTTTCTCTCCAAACTTCTGATTCTGTCAAGAATCGACGGGAAGCCTCCCGCAATGCCTGAAGAATGAGATTCTCCGGGCATCGCGGGAGGTTTATGAGCGGTAAGAGCGTTGATAAAGCTACGTTCGCCATACATTCCGCCGATCGGTTGGATTATTGAATTTCTTCTGGAATCGGAGATTCCCCGTCACAGAGAGTATTCGTAAGTATGACTGTGTTGTCAACTGTAGGCTCAGGATTACCACCCTTCAAAATGGTAATCTGCTGTTCAAGTTGTGCAATGTGATCAATGTATTCTTGCTCTCGTTGCGCAACACTTGTGCTCGAAACTCCACGAATAGTTGCCTTATCGAGGATGATTTCCTTGCTGCCGTCACTGTATTTTACCAGATAGCCAGCCTGAACATCTGCTCGTCGAGCAACAGTTTCATTCCATGTGAAAATAGGGCCGTCAAGTCGTTGAACAATCCTCGTTTTTGAGAGAATTGTCTTTTCGGATTTTTGACTTTCCAGATCTGTTACAGAGGATGCCTCCTCAATCTTCGCTGTCTTTGCTGTTCTTGCCATAATTGTAGTTGTTGAATGTTCGTTGTTTTTGAAAAGTAAAAAAGGGGCGGAACACCATTTAGATGTCCCGCCCCCGAGCGGAACAACACGGACTAGCGAAGTTTAACGGCAAGAACCGTGATTTCGATAACCGCGGCATCAGCGGCGTTGTTGAAGAGAACGCCAAGATAAGCCCCAGTCGCCGTATAGACCTTGCCCTTGATATAGGCAGGGGTCGGCGTTGCGATGGTGCCGTCAGTCGTCTTCGAGGCTGCGGCGCTATTTCCATCGGCTCCATCCAGGAATCCATCAGCGTCGATAGCAGCATCCGTAGAGGCCGTATAATCGCCAATGTCAATGGTCAGCGTGCCACCCTCAGCGGTGGTCACGTTGGAAATCACATCCGTAATGAGCGTGTTTGCCGGGATGTTCATCAGTTTGAGAACATCTCCGGAAGTAACGTTCGTCGAGGCTGTGTCGATTGTAAACGGAATGGTGAACAGGTTGCCAGCATCTGCATTGCAGAGTGCGCTTCCATCACCTTTCAGGTAAGTCGTTTGAACTGCCATGATAGAATTTCTCCTTTATGAAGGTTTACGTTGTTTTGACAATTACGCCGTTGCCTTCTTGGCGTAAAGAAGCCCAAGAGCTTCCGGTTTGACAACCTTGTACCCATACGCCTGAAGCGCACGAATGAGCTTTCCGAAGTCATCCGGATTGTCGATGGTCTCTTGAGCCGTCATCTGCGAGGCGAACGCCAGCGCGGACTTATGTCCGAACATGCAATTCGTGCATTTGACAGTATCCGTGACCGTCTTGAGATTGTTGGACATGTAGATCGTGAATCGATCAATCATGCCAACACGGCCATTTCGGAGCGCACTCTTTCCGTCTCCAGTAAGAGAGGCATCCTTGATGTCAGAGTTCTTGAGCAGACCGATTGCCCAAGCGGGAAGAACGAACCAGCGATTTTCATCCGGAACGTTCTGTTCATCAAGAACCACGCCACAATTGACAATGGTTTCGATGATGTTTGTCGAGAGAAGGCCAACGGGATCAGTCGTAACACCAAGATCAATGTTGCCGGACTCAACACCGGCAGTAGTGCCCTGATTGGCGGCGTCGGCATCAGAATAGGTATTCTGAAGAACGTCCGCATCAATGGACACCTTCATCGTAGAACCGGCATGTTCCGCCCATTGCTGGACGTAATTGATGTCGATCTGTTTCTTGTCGAGTTCGTTGTAGCTGACTGCCCAGTACTTGCCCTTGTCGATGAGCAGATCAAGATACCCTCCCTCCGGAGTCTCGTACTTGAGCTTCTGGCCCTTTACATAGGTTTTGATTGCGATGTCAGGCAGAGTTCGAATACGGAGTGTATCACCCATCTTCGAAATCTGTCCCTCGTATTCAGTCGTCGCGATGTCACCAAACACGCTGGCTTTGTAGAACTCCACAAGCAGTTTGGCAGAGTACAGCCGCGGAATATAGCTTCCCGAATGATTCGGGAATCCTGTTGCAGTCGGATAAGACATTGTTAATTTCTCCTATTGATTGTTATTGATCGTGAACTTGTTGTTGTGCAACAGGAAGACAATGCTTTAGATGAAGCCACGTTGAGGCGAAGGAGCGGAACCAAACGTAACCTTTCCTGTTGCATAAAGGTTATCGTAATGCTTGACTTTTTCCGCATATGCATCGCCGGTATATTGTCCCGGCAAAGCCCTGACTTCATCATACCATTGTTCGAAGGGCATTGTTCCCTCGGACGGTTTTTGCGCCACTGTTCCAGTAGGCGGAACGACCTGCGCCAATGGATTAGCCGTTTTCTTTGTCTGCTTGAAGCGTTCAAAGAGCAGTGCTACACGCTTTGCATCGTAGCGAGACGTAGCGTCATCCAACACAGCCATGTATGTGACACCAACTTCAGGTAGAATGCCATTTAGAAAATCAGTCCAAGCCTTGGTCGAATTGACTTGTTTCCAATCTGGAACAAGTTTTGCCAATTCTGCATAGAAATCGGACCTTTTCTTTTCAGTAAGTTCCATCTTGATTGACTCAATATCAGGGTCTTTCTGAGGAACTGGAGTATTTTCCCTTTGGATTCGGATCATTCGCAAAAGATTCCGCTTGCACCAATCCATTCCCATTTCCTCAATGTCTTCAGGCGAGTAATACTTGTGTACATCGTCTTCGGTCACTTCGATATGCTGGTTGTTTTCATGGACCGGTGGCTGAATTTGGACTCTTTTTTGCGATTCAATTTCCGACTCAAGGGTTTTCACTTGTTCAACGAGCTGTTTGTTTTGTTCGTTTTGCTTGCGAAACATTCCTTGAAGCACGGAATATTTGTGTTCCCAATCACCCGTGTTTTTGTCATTTGGCTGCGTTTCTTTACGCGATAGAATTGTTGCCACAGGGGCAACCTCCTCTTGATCCGGCTCTGATGTCGGCAATTGTATTGCTTCCACTGCCGGTGTCTCCGGAACCTCTACGGTTTTGAGTGAAGCATCAGAAGGCGTACCGAGATCATCCGTCGAGGGATTCTCGGACTCTTTGATTGCCGCCTCAACCTTACTGAGTTGTTCCATTACTGCTTTCGGTAGTTCCATATACTATTTTGTGATCCTTTTTGGTGTTCACGATTGCGAGGATTCCTTATGTGGATGTTCCTCGCGAAATTGTTTTGAGTTCGGATCCTGCGTTTTTAATGGCTTCAAGAATCTCTGAAAGTTCTTGAGCCTTGTCGCCGTATGTGATTCTGGTATCACGGTCATTTCCAGCGTGCGTAGATGCCTTTAGAAGGTCATCCCGCGACTCCTCAATCCATGCAAGCAACTCCAATCCATCCTTCGTTTCCGAAAGAATGTGCAAGGATTTAAGAAGAGTTTCTTCGTGAACGGCTTTCATCGTTGCGTAGTCCTTTGTTGTTGCACTGATTGTCTAGAACTTCCGGTATTACCTTCACCCTGACCATTGGAATTTTCACTCAATTGAGCATTTGCAGGAGCCTGCATGTTCTGAACCAATGCCTCAACCTCTTCTTCTGACGGAACAAGCTTGTCAACCGGCATATCAAGGCCCTTGGCAATTTCCCTTAGCAGATTTGCGTACCCACGAATGCCCATGATTTGCTGAGCGAGCGGGCTTGATGCTGTATTGTTCAGAAATTCTTGCCTGCGAAGTTGCGTTTGCTCACGAACCAATGCGGCAAGTGTGCCTTTCGGAACGATTTGAACATCACCTTTCAATTTATCATCTTCGAGGGTCATCATGTTCCAAACATAAATGCGCTCGATTGCCGGTCTGATCACGTCCAAGTCAATGTTTCTGATGATGCGTTTAATGCCGCGAGCCGCAGCCGTCATAAGCATCGACAGGCCAGAAGCAGTTGCTCCGGCTCCACCAGCAGTTCCATCTCCTGCAACATAGCGAGGAATCAAAGTCCTATCATCAGCCTTGTCTTCGAAGTATTTTGTAACCTCAACCAACTCATTGGAATTGGAAGATGGCTGAAAGAATCTAACTGGATCGCGTCCAGATCCAGTTACCTTGCTCCCGTCATAAGCCCAAACCTTCCACGGATAGAGTTTGTGCAGATCTGCCATTTGGTTGGCCGGGATCACTGACACATCCGCAGCCACTTGCGGGCCGGAAGCAATAGCAAGGTTATTCATGAGCGTGCGCTGTGCGCCATTCACACCCTGCTGAACATCCACCATCTTCTCCGGCAATGACTTCACGCCCCAAAGTGAATTCTTGTTCTTGGAATACGACGTGACGTAGTACGGCCTTCGTCCAAGAGGATCAGGGTTAATTATGCTACGCACAACCATGTCCCCGATCATTATCGCATTTACCTCATAGTATGCGAACTTGTCAGAGATTTCTTTCTCTCCCATGCCCCATTCGCGAAGAGAGTAACCCGGAACAGAACCCCAAAATTCGATTGCCTCAACGGCATTGTCGGCCATGCCTGAGTTGTGCGTAGTGTCTCGGTTTTCAAGGCGAGACATTTCACTATCATCCAAGATTCCTCCTGAATTTAGAGTCGATACGTTTTGCGTCTGGCTCATTCCAGTGACTGCGTCAATGGCCTCGTCTTTCCATCCTGGCTCACCCTTCATCAAGGACAGTGCGGCCTTGTCATATGTCACTCGCTCACAAATATATCCCTCATCAACGCACTTTGCATTTGGGCAAGGAAAGAAATCGAAAGGATCAACGACATTCCACGTCGGAATTGTTTCTTCAACAACGGTAACGGAACCGTTTTCCCACTTCAACCTACGCTTTTTCCGCATCACCGGACCCTTGAGAATGGCGGAAGGATAGATGGAAAGGTCGTCAATAAAGGCGGATAGAGCCTGCATGAAGCCGCCCTCCTGCGTCTGATCCTCAATCTTTTGCGACATTCGATCAACACGCTTTTGGGCATCATCCCTCATGCGCTTGATGGTGGCATCATAGAGTTGTTGAGTGTATTCTTTTATTTGCTGTGGATCAACTGTTCCGGACTGTGTAGCCGAAAACACTTGCACAACCTGTTCTACAATGGACTGAGCATCCCCTTCAGGAAGAGATGGGATTGGAGTAGGTGACAAGTCCCATACCTTTTCTCCGACCGGGGAAAATACATCCTGCATCCATGCGACAAATGCCTCACATTTCGGAGCCGTGATATTGAAAAACATCTGGCTGCCACCGGTGAGTGCAATTCTTGCAGAATCTGTCGGATTGTATTCTCCTGATTTCAGACGGCGCGATTCAACCATGCGATCATCAAGACCGATAGTTTGTCTGTGGTTTTTTGCATCCTCGTACGACTTTCGAACCAGCGCGGCAAGGCTTGTCATTACCGGTTTACTGGCCTGTTCTGCGGCGACAATAGCTTGCAGAGCCTCCGTGTGAAGGTCTGAGTCTGATTTAATTCCTAGTGAAATACCGTCCATGATCGTTTATGAGGCTGCACGATCGCCAGTAACGTACGCGGTCACTTGACTTGTAAAAACGAGTTCGATCTCAGCGTATTGAGAAAGTGTCTTGAGTGTCTTTGAACTTGTGATGGTTATTCCAGAACCGGCAACCGTGACCTGACCGGCACCACCTTGCTGAATCTTGATGCGTTGACCGGATACAAAATAACCAGCCGTGGCTGTCACCGTAATTGGTGAATCATTTGTGCAAGTTACTGTCTTTCCGTTGTCTGTCGGAAGGAGAGTGTATGTCGTTCCAGTTTGTGCGTTGATCGGAGTTCCCGTGGA